TTAAAGATCAAGGTCCATGAGGGAGCGCACGCCGGCATCGAACGATCCGGTATTGCGCAATTGCTCGCTTCTCACTTGACTTTCGCGGGAGGATTTGGCCTTCGGGTCCATGCGCTTCTTGCCCGACAGAACGGGCTTGGACTGCACGTCTTTCTTGACGGTCGGCAGGTTCTTGCGGGCTCTCCGGTACGCCGCCAAATCGCGGTAAACCCGGTAGAGCCGATGATCAACGGCGTTGTTCATCTCCTCCTGGGAGAAGCCGTACTCGGTCATCGTATCGACGGCATCGGCCCAGAACTTGCTGTACACCTCCGGCTTTTTCAGCTCGGGCATGGCGTCCAGCAACAACTTGGCTTCGCGGTCGTGAACCTCTTTCTGAAGACGCTGCTGCTCCTGAGTCAGCCGGGCCTGATCAGCCTGGGCCGCATGCTGCACTTGCGTCAGTAGTCCGACCTTCTTGTCGTATTCAGCCTTGGCCGACATGTACCGGAGCGGATCGTAGCTGGGCGATGAACTGTCCAGCATTCGCTCGTCCGGCGCCTGCGGCAGAAACTGCTGCGACACCTGAAGGATAAAGTCCCGCTGCGCCTGTAAGGTGCGAGCGTGTTGTTCAAATTCGGCCTTCTGAGAGGCCAAGGCTTCACGTTCCTTGGCGTTTTCCTGAGTGCCGCGTGTGAACGCTGATTGTGCGAGGTATCCGCGCTTGAGGTCTTGAACGGAGATCACGGTGCCGTCTTTCAGGCGCACATTCGCGGTATCGGCCGCGAACTTGCCTGACTCGTAACCGGGTCCGCCCTCCTCCTCTTCCGAGGCTTCCTCTTCAGACGCTTCCTCGGTGCCTTCCGCGTCCGGCTCCTCGCCTTCCGCTTCCGATTCCTCGGGCTCGTCCTCTTGGGCCTGATCTTCTTCCTGGAGGTCCGTTTCCGGGTCCGTCAGAACATCAGTGAGAGCATCAACACCGTCGTCGAAAGACAACGGGCCGTCGTTACCAGCCGCCGGGGCGGGATTGGTATCAGACATTCAATTTTCCTTTAGAAGTTGGGCCGGGAGTCGTTCAGGCGAACGAGCCAGCGTTGTCCTGCACGTCTGCCGCCATGATGTAGCGGTCCAGCACGTTGCGGATTTCGTCTGCCACTTGCGCGACCTGCTGCAAGCGGATGATGTTGGACTTGTCGTCAGGGTTGGCCGTGACGAGTGAATTCAGTGCATCGGCGCGGATGTCGTCCAGCGCCTTGTTGAATATTGGATCTGCCTTGAGCCTTGCGGCTTCCTTGGCGAGGTGGCTGCTCATTGTCGGAGTTTGTCGCTATTTGTCGGAGTTTTGTCGGAGTTCATCGAGATCGATCATCGCAAGCCGCTCGAAGCGAGCCCTGGCGACTTTCCGACCATTCTCGGCTCGTACATGCGACGGGCAGTGCGGCTCATCGCCACCCTCCGCCACATTCAACATTTTGCCCTTAGTCCGATATTCAGCGATCAACCGCCGCTCGGCGTTCTTCCAAGTCGCGCCGTTGCACGATTCCAAAAGAAGAAGGCCGGGGGTCAACCCGGCCTCTGATAACTTCCTGATCCAAGAGTAGACTGGCGTTCGTCGTCGTCTGGCGTCTCTTAGGTGACCCTGATATCGTTTGTTGATGTCATTGGCCTTTCCGACGTAACGCACGGCTCCAGTTCGCGGATCAACCAACCCGTAGATAAAGACTCGCCTCGATGCCAATTCGGCGTAAGCTTTCAACTTACCAGCCCAATGCGCCACGGAAGCTCCCATGTCCAAGAAAACCACGGATGATGAAATCGACTACAAAGAACTGATCGTGTTTGAGGCCAAGTGCTACGACGCCCGCGGAACCGGAGACCCGCCGCTCGGCGTTCTAAGACTGACCTTCCTGTCATCCGTGATGGATGTTTTCGTTACCGAACCAGTCGCAAATGAGATCATTCAGACGCTACGAGACTTTCTTGCGGAAGACGCTGAGAAGCTCCCGTAATGGGAGAAGCCTTCTGTTATCCGTGACCGTCTTGTCGCTCTCAATCGTTTGCCATGTCATCGCTTCGTTCTGGAATGCGGCCAAATCAAAGTCCTGCATTACCGGAACAGGCGGATTGGCGTGGGCGATGGCATCTAAGCCAAGCTCGACACCAAGCTTAGCCCCCTGCATTTCTGCGTAGCGCTTGCCGTTCTCGTCTTCAGGGTAGATCCGAAGAAGCTTTTTGGAGACTTCAGCCCCAGTCGGATCAAATAGCTTCATTCTGTAGTAACGCGAACGATCTTCAGACATGATCAGGTCGTCGTGATGCCGGCGATCTTGTACGGCGCGTCGCCCGGTGCGGGAATGACGCTAAAGGTCACTATATCATCGGCCGCAACACGAAAGTTCGTCGTTGCCGCCGTTGGATCGGCTCCAACCAGATAGCAGAACGCGCTGTCCGAGGTGATGGTGATAAACCGCGTCTGCGCCGCGAACTGCGCCGACTGCGCCGACGTGCCGCTGATAGCAATGTGCTGCTCAACCGCCGCTGGCTCGGCCCAGATGTCAGGTCCGCCCGCCATCTGCGGCTTCTTGGTGTGCTCTTTGATCCAAAGCGTCGCCATCTATCCTATTCTCCGCTCGGTGCAGCCTTGGCCGCTTCCATCTTCATTTCATGGGCCTGCTGGCCCTGCATGGTCTTGAACACGCCCGCTTCCATGGCTTGCTGGTGTTTCTCTCGCTCAAACGCCATTTTCTGGTCGAACTCGCTCTGCTTGCGGGCCTCTTCGGCCAACTTAAGCTCGCGGTCGAGATTGAATTGAAGGATTGCCAAGTCCTTCTTGAACTCATAATCCTGCTGAGCTTGCGCCATCTCGGCCTGTGTTTTGCGATCCTGAGCCTGAATATCGGCCTGCATCTGCACAGCTTCGATTTGCGCCTTGCGCTCATCTGCTTGGCGAGCCAATTCAGCATTTTGCTGACCCAAAGCCATCTGAGTCTGCTGCTTCATCTGCTCTTTCGCCATCTCAGGATCGGGCCGGTTGGCCGCCTCCTGCTTCATCTGCTCAAGAAGCTCTGGCTTGATATCGAGATAGAACTGATCGGGGTTCTTGATGCCGGCGCTTTCGGCCAGCTTGATCGCCGTCATATTGATCTTGGGCACCATCTCAAGCGCCTGCGCGCTGAAACCACCCTGCGCCAGCCGATCGGTCATCGCCATCTGAACGTTGAGAATCTGGTTCAGCATCGCCATGTCCCGGTCGCGCGAGCCGGTGCCCAGGCCGATATTGATTGTGGCGTCCATGTTGGCATTCCACGCCCTCGGGTCCATCTCAACCCAGGTATCGCGCAAGCGAATGGTGCGCGGCCGGTCCTGATGCTTGACGATCAGCTTGAGGATTTGCCGGAACACGCGCCGCCAGCCCAATTCGGCCTGGTTGCGTGCGATCAGCTCGATCTGTGAATACGCCGAGTCTTTCTGGTTGTTCGCCGCCGTCGCGGTCTGGTTTTGCAGCGCCTCCGGGTCCAGCGCCATGGTCGAGCGGGACACGCCAGTTCGCATTTCCCGCACGTTGTCGAAGTGCTGGAGGCCCAGCAAAGCCTTGTCGCCAATGAACGGAATAGGCAACTGAACCGGAGGGGTCGCGCCCTTCCTGTAAAAGACAGTCGCACCAAAGCGCGGGCTGCGCAGCGCGTCAGGATTCGTGACCGAGCCTTCTTCGGCCGCGGTCATACCGTTATTCACCCAGTAGAGGTTGTCCAGCATCTGGCGGGTCAGGACGGTCTTAACGCGCTGGATGTCCGACACATCGTCAGACACCGACCGCGCGTCCCAGCGATGCGGGACAGGCTCGCAAGGGATGTCGGAGAACGGAACATCGTCCTCCCAGACTTCCCAATCCAGAAGCTCGCCAGTGCCTTGCGCGCCCGCGTAATAGGCCCGCACGTTCTCGGCAATGCCGTCGCCGTCAACGTCCGCCTTGACGTAGCACTCGAACAACTCGACAAACAGCATGGACTCATCGCCCACGTTGTTGAAGAACGTGGACGAGTTTTCGTCCCGCGAAATCTTCTCTTGCAGGATCGACGAGAACCGATCAACCGGGATGCTCTCGACCAACTCGCGGTCAAAGCCCATCTCGATCAGTTCGGAGCGGGTCACGTCGCGCCGATGAGCACAAAACCGCGCGTCCTCGATGCAGGTTGCCTCCCGGTCAAGCAGGAAATCTTCCGGGTTGATGCAATCGACGCGAAGCCGGCCCTCGGGGCGAACAACGCGCTTGAGCTTCAGTTCATACGTCGGCACCTGAACGGCCATGATCTGGCCGTCTGGACCGGGGACAGGGACGATCTGCGGCTCGCCCTGCTTCTGCGCCAGTATCTCCGTGTTGCCGTCCTGCTGAAGGATGGCGATCTGCTCCTCGGTCAGCCCGGAATGCTCGGTGACCTCGAATTCCTTCTTGGTGTCCCACCAGTGCTTGATGATGCCGTTGCCCTGCAGCAAGGAATCATGCGTGCCATTCCACATGATCCGGTAGCCAGGGTTTTCCTTCATGAACACGTAGTTCACGTAGTCCGTGGCCTGCTTGGCGAATTCCTCGTCGCTCGGCTTCTCGGGCTCATAGATCGCCATGCGATCGGAGGCCGTGAACACGCGGATAATGCCAGGCAGCATCCAGCCGATCGTGTCGGCAACGTCCATGGACACGACAGACGAGCGGCCGGACATGGCCGGCGTGTCGCTCATCTCGCCGCGATAGTATTCGAGCGCCTTGGACCGCTTCTGCGACAGCTCGGTGTCGTCGTATGTCAGGGCAGAGCTGATTTCCTGGGACAACAGCGCCTTGAGCCTGTCGTCGTCCATGCGCTCGGTCATCGAAATAGACTTCCAAGCAGCCCGCCCAATGGGCCTACCTGGGCCTGCTCATCAAACTGGATTCTGCCGTTTGGCGACGCTAGTTGATGGTCGTTGATCCACGTCGGGGCGTTCGGCCCAGCCCATTGACTTTCAGCCGAGAACGTCTGATGCAGCGGCGTCTTGTAGTAGTCGGTATAATGCGGCTGGTTGTCGTTCGGGTTAATCTCTGTGGGCCGGGACATCGGATTGCCCTGTTGCACACCTCGCCAATAGCCGCGCATGTCGTAGTCGGAAACCGGAGCGTTGACGTTGAACGGGACCGAATTTCCCAGCACCCATTGCCGGAACGCCATCTCGTCAAGAGGCGCCAAGGGCGTGTTGTAGCTCGCCCCTGCTTTGAACGGCGGATATTCGGCCATCAGACGACCCAATCTTCATCGGGTTCGGCGGCATTGGCGGGCTGGACAAACGACTTATAGCCATCCGAGAACACCATGAACGCATCTGCGCCGTGGCTGTGCTCGTCATGTCTTGGATGGTTCTTCCAGGCGCCCAATTTCTCGTCCCAATCTCGGCTGTAGTTCTCAAGGTGGATGATGCCCTTGGCACATCCGGCCTCATCGAATGAGCAGGACGGAAGCTTGGTCCGTATGCTCTGGATTGAATTGATCTTGTCGGGATTTCTCTCGACGGTCTCGAATGTGTACCCAAGCCCAGCCGCCATCGTCTTGATCGTCTCGGCTTGACCGCTTGTAGCGGTCTGCCGCCGATGGTCTACGTCATGCGGCGCAAGATGCTGCCCCCATGTCGCATTGCGCATCGCTCGCCAACGCTCAAGCCAGTTGAAGTAGTGGCCGAGCCCCATGCCGCTATCTTCAAAATAGCCGACGAAACGATTCTCGCCGGCCACCTCTTGATGCAGCCAAATGGTCTGCGTATCGCCGAGACCAAAATCCCACATCGTATTGACGGCGATGCCGGGCACGAACGGGAATGCCCCGATCTTTCCAAGCTGGCGCAGATTGCGCATTTCCTTGGCGAAGTAGGCGCCGTCCTTGGCCGCCTTGAACGCCTCATCAGGAGTGGACGGGTATTCCTTCCACATATCGTCGCCCTGCTCGACCTTCTTGGCCGCGTACCACCACTTTTGCGGAGCCGTTAGCTCGATGCCGTATTCAGCCTTGAGATCCGCGAAATACTTAGCGTCTTCCTCGGCAATCAGATGCTCTTGGCTGACCTGATAGGTGGCATCCTTCCACCAGGGGAAGAAATGGAACCGATAATCCAGATCGCCGAGCGCCTTGCCGGCGTCAACCAATGACCGCGCCTGCTGCGTCTTGTCGTAGAAGTCGCCAGAGCGTCCCTCAGCCGTGCTCTCAATGAACACAAGCTGCCTGGGCGCAATCGTGTTCAGCGTGCCGGACTTGATCTCCTTGGCCTTCTCAGGAGCTTTAGCGCAAATTTTCCCGTACTCGGATACATGGATGAAGTTCTTAGTGCCCGATCGCAGGGACACCCCAACTTCAATGCCAGATCCATTCTGGAACTCAATTTCGGTCGCGTTGTCCGTCTTGATCGGAACAACAGACTTGATCTCAGCCGGCAGCCGCTCGTAAGCGAACTTGATGCGCTTCAGTAGCCCCTTGGCATTGTCCAAGGTGTCGGCCACCAATCCGGCGTTGAAGTTGCTGTTGAACATGCAGCAATCAAGCGCCAGAATCAGGATGAACGTCGAGAAGCCCATCTGTCGGGCTTTCAAGATGATGTTCAGGTAATGCAGATCGTCCAAAAGAGCCGATTGCGCCTCATTGAGGCGGAACAGGACGACTTCGCCGAGCTTGTCCTGGATGAAGTAAAGATTATTGAGCCGCCAACGTCGATCGGACCATTGCTCGACTAGCTGCTCACTTAGAGCGGGTGCGCCCATCAATGGCCTTCATCAGATCGGCCACGCTGTTACCGACCTCATGCGTTGTCGTCTGATCGACAGTTGA